GGAAGCCCTTGGCTAGCCAGCATGCCGCCCTTGAGTCCGCGCGAATCTTCTACGACCGGCATCATTGCCATTGAGCGCCGAAGATCGCCAGAGCGAACATGCAGCCCTGACTCTTCGAAGTGCTCACGTCCATAGGTGGCCAGGTGCTCGCCAATTATGCCCAGCTCGCGTCGCGCTTCCGCTCTTATGGCCGGGTCCATGCTCTTGAGCTTGGCCTGGATGCGCTTGCCTCCCTGAACGGTGATCTGCATTACTGCACCCCCATGCCATCGATCGGAAAGACTTCCCGATGCGAATTGAGCAGCGCCAGCGTTGAGGGGTGCGCTTCCTTGAGAAAATAGTTAACCCGATCAGGACCCATGCCGGTACCGGTATCACCTACTCGCGTGCGATTTTTGAACAGGAGCGCCGCTTGCTGCATGCAGGCCTGCTGAAAGTCATCCGGTACCATGTCGGCGTTCACGGGTAACACAGGCAGCGCTCCGAGGCAGCGCCACAGGATACCGTTGTCGCTCGTCAGAGAGTTTCGAGTGGTAAACCAAGCCGGTGCGCTCCCGCCCGTAGTGCCGGCATTCACGGCCTCATAATAGAAGCCTGCGACCTGCACCTGTGCGTTCGGGAGCGTCACCGCTGCAGGCGCCCATGCGGGAAGCGCGAGAACCTGCAATTGACCTGGAGTGATGAATCCGCCGGTGTAATTCAGCGTGACGTTCTGCTTGCCCTCTTCGAAGATCGCCGCCTGGAGGTAGACGAACCACTTATCCCAAGTGACTGCTGCGGCCTGGCTACCGTTTGAGGGTAAGAGCGTGCGACCTGGTGAACCTGCAACCGGCGAGATGACGACTGATGCGACTGAAAGAACCGGGTAGGTTAGAGCCCGCATCGATGGCCGCCCATTGCCGTTGCGCACTTCAGCGAATGAGCCCACGGCCAGAGCGCGCGAGACGTAACGGTTGATGCCGATCGAAACCGCCGTGATCGTCTTCGCGAGCGTTGCATCCGAGCCGGACGTTGACGACAAAGATGGACTGATGAAGTTCTTCAAGTCCGCCAGTGTCGTCAAATCAACCAGGTGCGGCATTGCTTATTTCGCCTTCTGGGAAGGTTTTGCAGCGTTGGCAGCTTCGGCGGCGGCGCTCTTCGCGATATCCGCGGCCGTGCCTTGAACGGTCTCAGCGGGCTTCTGTACTTCAGCGGGCTTCTGCGCAGCCATGGCTTGCTTGACTTCTTCGTCGGTAGCCGTGGTCAGCTCCATGTAGGTGTCTTTGAAGCCCATGTCTCGCAGGCTCCGGACGCAAGGTTCCGGGACCTCTACATAGCCGTTCGTGACCTTGAAGGGGATTCCGTTGCAATTGCCCTGGGTTATTCCCTGGGGTGCTTTCATCCTGACCATGATCCATCTCCCTTTGCTGTAAAGAAGGCGGCCGAATAGCTCTCCGGCCGCCTCGGGTTGTGTCCGGTCGTCCGGTTAGACTACGGGGACACCGGTCGGTGGGTTGATGTTGGTCAGCAGCGCGAAGGCCGGCATGAAGTAGCCAGCGAATACCTCGTCGAGGTACACGCCGTACTCATAGCGCCGGGTGCGCGGCGGCCAATCGATCTGGGTGTAATCCATCCGCACATGCGCTTCCAGGATGTTCGGTGTCCCGCTCAGTTCGTAGGGCACGCGATCCGACCAGAACAGCATCGTTCCGGGAGGCAGGTACGGGTGAATCTCGATATCCAAGGTATTGCCGTAAAACTTGTTCAGATACGACGTCACCTTGCGGCCGGCGATGATGCGCCCGCTGGCGCTGTCAGCCTCGAACATGATGCGGAACAGGGTTGCCGATGCTTCGCCAAGCAGCGGAGAGAGTTGGCTCACGATATCGGCCGAGGACATCAGGATCTTGTCGAAGCCGATTTTGTACTGATCGTAAGCCGCCTGCAGTACCGCGTCCCATTCGGCGACGTTGATTCCCGAGATGGTCAGGCCGGTGTTGCCGGTGGCGCCGGTGAAGACAATCGCTCCGCTCGAAGCCAGCGCCAGAGTTCCACTTGCCAGAGACGGAAGGCTGATGTTGGTTGACATCACCGTGCCAGGTGCCGAGCCGAATACGGAGCCGGTGATCTGGCTCAGAATGCCATCGGGCAGCAGCAGGTTGCAGCTATGGTCCTGGTAAGCCGAAGCGTTCCAGGGAGAGGTAGCCGAAGCGGGGTTCTTGAGCGCCGTGATCAGTTGGCTGGTGGACGAAGGCGCGGCATTGAAGATCACCTTGTTGCCTTGGGTGATCGCCTGCAGCCGGGTTAGGCCGCTCGTGGCGCCGAAGTACCAGGCATAAGCAACTGCGTTCGGGACCGGAGTCACATAGGCCGTGACCTGTGCCGCGGCAGTGATTGCTCCGCCGGTGTTGCCCTCAGCCGATGGCAAGCTCGAGCCGCCGCCGACATAATCGACCGTGCCGTCCGTGTTTGTCTTGCTGATCAGCGCGGGACATCCGTTGGCCAGCGAAGAAGCCAGCCATCCAGCATGGGTCAGCGCCACGCAGACGACGTAGTACTCGACTGCGGAAAGCGCCGAACCGGCCCCTGCACCCGCCGTGACCGTCAATGCCGGCTGATTGAGCACCGTTGAGGCGTTGCCGCCGATCAGCGTCTGCTCTTCACCGATCATCACTGACCGGAGAGTCGCCTGGATGGTGTTTCCCAAGGCGTCGGGCTGCAAGTTCATTGCGGCCAAACGCGCTTCCCACGAGGCACTGCCTTCCAGACCCAGCGTCTTGTAGTTCGCGCTTTGGTTCTGCAAGGTGACGGCGATGCCGCCGCCGCGGTTGCCTTCGGAGACGCCCACGGAGACGTTGTTCACGTTGATGGCCGTGATGCGCTTCCAGTTGTGCCCGGTGCCGCCGTTGGCTTTGACGCGCGGCAGCTTCGAGATCAGCGGGATCAACTGTTTGAAGGGGAACATCAACTGGACGATGTGGCTGAGGTCGAACCACACCAGACCGGTCGACTGGTCGAAGGTGTCAGCTTTGTTGATCTGGGCAACCTTCTGGGCAATCGAGTCGATGTAGGCTTTGTTTTCGAGCAGCTTCTCAATTTCGTTCATCGCTTTTTCCCTCCGGGATCACCGGGTTCGTTTCTCTTTTGCTGCGAACCTGCGTTCGCTTATTTGCCCACGTTGCCGTGATAATCGGGATCGTTAAAGCTCTTCCCGAAAGCTCTGGGATTGGCTGCCTGCGTTCCAATGATCTTGGAAATCGCCTGCGTGGTGGCGTCCGGATCGTTTGGATCGATCGAGTGGTACGCCTTCTTGATCGCCTCGTTGGCTTGCGCCTTCGGGTCAGGGCTGAGCACCGACGCTAGGCCGGTGGCTTCCATGCCGCTGAATACGCGCGGACGCGGGCCACCAGACGGCTGCTTCTCGAGGACCGACATCTGGCCCTTCATGAAGCTGTTCTCTTCCGTCAGCTTGGTCAGCTTCTCGGACACATCCTTGGTCGCTTCGGTGACGGCCGTCTTGACCATCTCCGCGATAGCCGCGGCGGAGTACGGTGAGTCGCCAGCACCCCGATGGGTCGAGCCCTCGACGGCGCCTTCGGTCAGGTGCGACTGTGCCAGTTCGTGAACGGCAGCGGCTACTTCATCGCCAACCTTGCCGCCGTCTCTGTTCTCGGGAGCTTCACCAGCTTCTCCGGCGGCTTTCGTCAGGCTGTGCATGGCCAGCTCGTGATGATCGCCCATTTTTTCCAGGTGGCCGGCGAGCGCCCTCAGGTGCTTACCGTGCTCTTCGGTGGAAGAGCCAGCGGACTTGCCAAAGCACTTGTGCAGCTCGCTGACTGCCTCGCAGGCTTTGCCGTGACACTCAATTGCCTTTGCCAAGTGGCCCTTCGCCTTCGCGATGGCCGCTTTGTGGACAGCCGAGTGCCGTTTCTGGAGATCCATTTCTTCTGGAGTCATTTCGCTTTTCTCCTGTTTCGTGCTGCCCGGCCAATCGGCTGGCAGAAGGTGGGTTAACTTCAAAGACTTTGCGCGTGCAACGATGTGCGCCTTCGCCTTGTCCGGGTCAGAGGCGCGGCCATGAGCTTGAATGGCGTTCTTGAGGTCTTTCTCGTTTGCGATCGGGAAGGAGCCATCCGCCATGGCGGCTCCAGTACTGGCGAGGTGTTTGCGCTCTTTGGCACTGAATTCGCGCTTCTCGAAGTCGACCTCAGCCATCTTCCGGTCGAGTTCCGAGAGGTCCGCGGCGCTCATCAGGTCAGGATCGGGGAGTGGGGCGAACACACTCTGGAATTTCGCAAGCAATCGCGTAGCGAACTTTTCCAGGATGCTTTCGGTTGGATCGTCTATCACGTCCGGGCTCGGGCTCCAACCATCTGCGACCTTGCACACGTCAATACGGCAATCAGGGTTCGCGGGGCGATCGACCAGGCTGACTTCTCGGAGCTGGAGCTTTTCAACTGTGTCGCCCACTTTGGAGAGCTTGCTTCCGCCGATCGAGAAACCCTTATAGACGCCCTCTTGGCATTTTTTCCAGGCGTCTCCGTCCACGATCTTGGCCGTGATATACAGCCCCTTGCTGTCGACACTGGCCTCTTTGGCGACGCCGACAGCCGAGTTGGTGTGCATTTCCCTGATGTTTGCCCATTTCATGTAATCGGGCAGTGCAGCCTTGATGGCATCCAGGGTGACGACTTCGCCTTGCAAATCTTTGGTGGGAGTGGAGGCATAGCCGCAGACTATATGTTTTTCTTTGTCGACCTTTTCGATGGGAAGGAAAAACTGAAAATCGTTGTCCACGTTTGCTCCAATGAAAAACGCCCGACCGCCTCCTCGAGGTGTCGAGCGCAATAAAATAGCCCGACTGCCCTGAGGCGTCGAGCTCCGTTGTTCGGATACTCCTTACAAGTCAGACCCTAAGACCAACATCTCTGGCTTGTCAAGAGCAAAGTTCTTGCTGGCCAACTTCCACCTGCGCAACCTGACCAAGTGGCATTCCGCCTACGAGCAGCGCTGCTTCATCGATCGGACGCTTGCCGATCCACACAAAGTTGTATTCGCCGCGGCCCACTTCTTTCAGCGAAAACTCATCACAGGGCCACGCTTTCTCAATTTCGTCTGCGTAGCGTTTCAGAATGATTTCCTCACCCTCGTCCGTGAAGTGGTGACCGCCTTTTGCTTTCACAACGCAGGTCTTGTGCGACCGGTTCCCGGGGGTAAACAACTTGATTCTGAGGCAACGTAGCGGCTTCGTTGGCATTGAATGTTTCCTCAATTGAGCACCGAAACTGCACCTGGCGACTGCAATCCTTCGCTCTCAATCATTGCGGCCAGAGCAGCCGTCGCCGCCTCATGCACCGGGATTCGCATGGCCTGAAGGTAGGCCTCGATTTCGCGCTGCACGGAGGCCTCGACCTGAACTTCGTTTGGCACATTGATTCCAAGGTCGGAGACGCACACGAAATGCGAGCGCCGGATCACTTCGGCAGCGGGCTTCGATAAGATCATCATGGCTTCACTGGCTTGTCTGGCTCGACTTCCACAATCTGGATTGACTTGAGGTCATCGTTAACGGAGACGGCAACCGCAACGCCTACCTCTTCGACTTCTATCAGCTCGACGCCGACTTCGATAAATAGTTTGTCAGTCACAGCTTGATACTCGTCTCCTGAACGAGTCGTAACGGCTTGCCTTTTTCGAAGATGAGCACGATTTTACCGTAAAATTCTGGCGGCAGGATCGGCTCAAGTACAGCGGCAGCTTGCAAGATGATCTCTGCCGTTGTTGGCATCGTCTCGATCGCCGGTTCAATCGCGTGTGTCGCCATACTCATACCCGCGCAAACTCCCCATGTAGGAGCTCGGCGGCCGCCACGTATAACTCGTGCGCTCCAGATGGAGTTGAATCGTATCCGCAGACCACGGTTGTTCCGTTTACCGTAATTCGAGCCCTATATTTTCTGGTTCTCTTCACATAATCGACGCCCTTGTACCCAGTCCCGGTTGTGCAATTTAGTCGTCGGTTGTATTGATTCTGTACCGACGTGGCGATGCGAAGATTGGAGCGTCGATTATCGAGCGTCTTCAAAGGATCACGGTGGTCGCCCTCCCTTGGGTCGCCAAAGCCAAGACCAAGAATGACGCGGTGCATATCAACATGTCTTTGTTTCCCATTCACGCGAGGAAGATTGCGTGTAGCATAAAAGCTCTGCATTCCCGGAGACCAGCGCGCAAACCATTTCCACTGATTAAGCCAATCGAAGTCAGCCGCATCGACAATGGTCACTTGTCCTTGAGTCAACCTAATTTCACGGTACTCGCTCACTTAGTCTCCATCTTCCGTTTCGTAATATCCGCAACTACATCGGCAAGAGGGATGAATTGGAGGGGCATCGTCCCCCGAAACGAAGTCCTGATCGATTAGAATCCGCCCCTCGTCTGCACATTCCTGACATTCGTCGCAATCGTTTTCGGCGGGGATGAGTTCTTTCCATTTCATGCCCACGCCTTTGGCGGCCAGCTTCTCTCCGCGGCTAGAGGCAAACGCTTTCTCGGTTCGGGATATCGTCAATGCGCGCGCCGGTGAAAAGCTCTCATGGCCGACGATCTCATGTTGGAGCTGGTTCACCGTCCATCCCTTGTCGACCGCACTCGACGCCAACTCACAGAGATCATTGCGAGTGGTATCGGTGATGGCCCATTTGGCGTCTGGATTGTCGACGATCTTACCATTCGCGAGAATCCTTTTGCCAACCAACTCAGCGCTGCGCGTCCGCGCCATCTCGGACGCCTGGTCCAGAACCTTTGTCCAGAGCGTCTTGTTTTTTGCTCCGGTGATCCCGAAGCGCAACAGATATTTCTCGGCTCCCTCGGTCGCCACAGCCTCAAGCAATGGCGTTACCTCTGGGATCAGGTCGTCCCAATCATCGACTTTGTACTTGAGCAACTCCTGAAGTTGCTCCTTGGAGATCGGCTTATCGGCCTTAGCAATCTTCTCGGTATCGAACAGAGCGGCAATCTCGTGTCCCTTGCGCTTGAGATAGGCGGCTAATATTTGCTCCAGGCTTTTCCGCGCTTTCCAAAAGGGACACCGGCCGCTTTCCCCGCCTCCGTTTCCCCTGAAGCATTTGCGCTGCTCTTGCCGTCCTCATCGCCCTTGGCGCCTGCTCCGCCAGCTTGCGGCATCTCGGTTTGCGCCGCCAATACCTTGAATGGAATTGCTCCGCCTGAGGTGTACACCATCGGCACGTCGCCACCCTCGACCGGATCAAGTCCCTGTCGCTCTCGACTTTCGTTGAGCGTGAGCTGTGCTGTTTTCACGTAGCCAGTGAGCACGGTCTGCTGGTTGACGATATCGACTTCTTCGTCCTGATTCCAGACCAGCTCTAGATCGTCCCAGCCCCAGCCCATCTGAACAAGAGCGTCCATGAAGGACTTCCACCAGACCATCTCGACTTCGATACCCTGCTGCTGAATCTGCTGCTTCTCAGACTCGACCGAGGAGCGCGATGCGGGCTCCTGGATGTATGGCTTGGGCAACGTGCGGAAGGCTCGACAGACGATGCGAGTCATCCACTCGTCATAGGTAGACTTCAGCAGCTCGCCGGCGGAACCCTTCATTTCGAATGGCTGCATGCCGCTGGGGATAAAGCGGATCTTTGATTTAAGCTTGAGATTCCCAGAGAGAATGGCATCGAACGTCGCCTGCCAGATCGCTATCTGCTCCGGGGTCCAGCCTTCGGGGACGCCAAACATTACGTCCGGAACATTTCCCTCTTTCCAGAAGTTCAGCATGTACAGGCCCTTGCGAACGACCTGCGTAGCCTCCATCATGATCTGCTCGACTTCGCTGAATCCGAAGATCGGGCAGTCGGTACGCGGACGCGCCGGCATGTAGAGCAGTTCGCGCTCGTGGTAATTGTCCATTGGCAGCCCTTTGACAATTTGCTGGTAAGCGGGCTGCGGGAAGTCAGGGATTCGTCCGTAGTCATCGACGAGCGGCTTTACCGTGGCGCCGTCTAGCGCGATGATGGCGTAAGGCTTGTTCTGGAGCCTATTTTTCCAGATAAAGGCGCTGGCCGCGTCGATCGTGTAGCGATCGCGGAAGATCATCCGCATCCACATTGCGTAGGGGATCTTCCGATCAGGCTTGAGGAAGAACTGCGTCAGCTCTTTGACGCGCGGATCGTCTTCCGACTTCTTTCCCTTTGGCGGATTCTTGAGCGCGAACTTCCAAGGCAGCGCCACCAGCTCGTCGATGCGACCTTCCATCTCGAGCGTGATTACCCCCGACCCTCTGGCCAGGCCACGAAGCAGTGAGTAGAGATTGAGGCGCTGCGGGAAAATCGCGACGTTGATGAATGTCGGATAATCCCAGGTGCGCGGGTAATTGACGTAGGGAGGACCAAACGGTGTGACCGGCTGTCCGGGAGAGAACCAGTTGTCGAGGTCGACGTCACCAACGAAGTCAGGCGGCTGCTCACGGTCGTACATGCCGGGTTTGTCGGTGTCGCCAATCAGCAGACCACGCGAGCCACGATAATTTCCAGGGAGATTGTAGTTGCCGCGGGACCGTCCATGAGCGCGAGGGGATTGCACAATAGCCGCGCCGGGGTTGAGCGGCGAGCGAGCTCCGCCTTCGGGCAGCTTCATCAACGGCTCACCGTAAAACGGATCGCGTTCGTTTTCGTCGTCTAACGGCATGCTATTTACCCCTGCTATCAATTGCTCCAGGCTGGCTTATTACACTCCGGATGGAGGCTGTTCACGCCATCGGTCACGATCTCATTGCCCAACGGCTTCCCGCACTTCGCGCAAAGCTCAACTGGCGTCATCTTCGCCATCGCAGCCTGGTACGCTTTGAGAGCCGACGGAGTGTTGGCCTGCTCCTTAACCGGCGATGGCCTGACGCCATCAGCCTTCACTTCCTGCTCTGTCGACTGTACGGACGCCGCGGCTTCCGACCCGGTGTTCTGATAGTGCCGCAAGAGCCCAGACCAGCCTTCCCACCCACCGGCTAGCTCCGTCAGTGCCCACACGTCAGCATCGAGCCTGTCCGGAGAGTCATCATCGGTCTGAGGATTCCAGTTAGTGAGCTGGTCTTCGAGGAGTCCGAGGGTACCCAAGTGGTGCACTCGACGCTGCTCGTAGAGAGCGGCGATCGGCTCCGCTCTGATCGACTTGCCGCGGCTCGCGTGTACGCTCTTGTACGAAACATTCGCATCTTGGTGGCGAATAACAGCTTCGATCATGTCTCCGCCGTTATTGACCTCACCAACAATCCGATCAGCTTGCCAGTGGTGGTAAAGGATCACGGCTTTTTTGGCCCAGCCGTCCGGAGTGTAAACCCCCGAGGCATCCTCAAGGACACAGAACTGGTCAGGGTCATCCGCAAACTGTCCGGCAACGATCAATCCGGTTTCGTCTGAATTCTCATTGCTAGTAACCGCCGGATCGATCGCGACAACGATGCGCAGCAGCTCTGGGACCTTGGCGATTCGGGAAGCGTCGATGTCGGCCAGCTTCCAAAGGGCACCCGGGTTATCGTCGAGGACCTCGGCCATGAGCTCCTGTCGTCCGAGCCTGGTGCCCTCGTACTTCTTGATGATCTTGCTGTAAAACGTCGATGCCAGGTTCGCTCGATTGGCATAGGTGGTACCGCGCGTGACGTGGACAGTTGAATCGCCGATGAGCGCACGAATGAGCTTGGTTGGCCGCGGCGTGGTGGTGGCGACGGTCTGCGGTTTACGCCCGAGGCGTAGTCCGAACATCGCCTGGTCCCAGGAGTCCTGATCGTATTGCCAAGAGGCGGGTTCATCACAGTTGTGGACTATGACGCCGTTGGCAATGTACTCCTGCTCACCTTCAACCGACAGATTGTAGACGGTTTGTTTTCCAGCGTCCTCCCAGGTTGACACAACGCTGGCTGCAATAGTTCCCTCTTCGACTGCTGAAGATCGAACCGCAGTATGCGCAAATCTTCTCAACTTTGCGTTTCTCGTCCGCGAGCTTGCGATGGCACGTGGTGCACTTGGGAAGTTGAACCTTGCGTTTGATGACCATCCGCTTGCCGCACACGGAACAAGAAACCCTGTACCGCTTACGGCTTGGGTTGGACTCACCAATGTGCTCGACAGCATGGATGCGTTTATGTTTCTTGTGCGTAACGCATTCAAGATTATCCAGCTCGTTGTGAGTTTTAACCCTATCGCGGTGGTGAATCTTGTGGCGTGGCGGGATGGGTCCGTTCGCCTGTTCCCAGACCCAGCGATGCTGGTACACGTTCGCGCGCTTGCCGCGCTTTCCGACTGCTCCGATATAAGCGCCAATGTAGCCGTTGCTGCGTAACTGCCAATTGATAGGCTGTCGAGTCTCGTCCATCCATAAGATGTTAACACTGGATGTTCGCCAGTTCCAATCAATTCTGCGCCGTTTGAAAAACGCACACGGCCAACATTTGCGGGACGAGACATGATAGAGCGGACTTTGCGTACTCCATGCCGAGTGACTACGTTATCGCCCACATCCAAGACCTCAATGGGTCTCGGTCCACTTGGTGTTTCAATCATCGTGCCAGCGATAAAGCACCACAATTTCTGATGCTGCTTGCCGCGCAGTCTGTCAGGCTCAGCCGCTGTAAACAGCAGCGACCGTGCTCCGTTCGGCCAATCGAGGCGGCGCTTGCTAACACGATAGACGGGACGCTCGTCAGGGGGACAGACGGCAAGGATTCCACTCTCACCCTCCACCATGATGTCGCGCAAGTCATCAGCCGTTGCCGCAATGAAGTTCACGTGGTTATAGCCGCTCTTGATCCACCGCCGGACCAGCTCTGCCCCGCAGCGTGTCTTGCCGAATCCGCGGCCGGCGAGAATGAGCCAGGTTGCCCAATCGCCGCCCGGATGACATGCGCAATTGCTTGGCGGAAGCTGCTCCGCGCGTGCCCAGCTTGGCCAGTCATAAGCAAGAGCCTGAAGTTCGACATCGGAAAGAGCCGCAAGCCGTTGCTCAATCCCCGGCTGCTGGCGGATCTGTTCGATTACCGATAAGCTTGCCAATCAATTCCTCACGATCCACCTTGACGTGGACGGGATTGTCGGGGTCCCCGGTGTGCTTCAACGTGTCGCCATACTTCTTGGGCGCCAGCTTCGACGCATACCATTTGCGCGCATCGATCTGCAGCCGGGAGCGCTCGACCATATCGCCAGTGATCGTCTTGATCTCAGGAGCGGTTGTTAGTTTACCGTCCGCATCCTTGATTTCGACCAGCTTAGATTCGGTCTTCTTGCCCTTCCTAGACTTGTCCGCAAGCTCAAGAATCTGTTCGGCTAAATAGTCGGCCTGAGCTTCCCTCGCGCGCGCATATTTCTCCGAAAACTCAGGCTTGTCGGCGAGCCAACCGGTGATCGTGCTGTACTTAGGCATACCCTTCTGTTTGCAAATTGTGACCAGGCTTTTTCCGTTAGCGATACGATCGCAAATCTCGTCCGCAAGCTCCGGAGTGTACAGGCTGGGCCTACCGACTTTCATCGAGCGCCAATCTCCACTGCTCTAACAAAGGCGTCGGGCCGCACATCGAGCGCTTTGCAGATTCGAATGAGGCTTGAGACGGTTGGCATCACTTGGTTGCATTCGATCTTGCTGACGTAGGTGCGCGGACAGCCGAGCAGGATTGCAAATTCGCTCTGGCTCAAGCCTTTAGCCTGCCTGATGACGCTCAACACGCAAGCTAAGGACTCGCCGAGTAGGTCGTGTCGCATGGCGTTGATGGGAAACCCACGCAGCTTGATCGGCGCTGTGTTCTCTGGCTCCGTCTCTACCGTAGGCTCCGGCGGTGGATCGAGTGGTACGCCACACTTCCGGCAGAGGCCGTTGGTTGTCTTGAACTGGGTCAGGTGACAGGTATCGCACTTCACTACGGGGCGATCATCAACCGGCGCTAGGGCTGTTGCGCTCATCTTCCGCCGGCCTCACGGTGAACCTGCTCGTAATCCGCGGCGCTCATCGACCGGCCATCCTCCCAAAACACGTAACCAGCGCTGAATCGCATGGGCAGCTCGTCGGGGACGGAGGCTCTGAGGTTTACGATCCGCATCTGTGCGGCGTCGAGGACCTCTTCCCGCACGGGGAAGTTAAGGCTCTCGACCGGGTGCTTAATAGAGCCGTCAGCGCAGACCGTGATGTCACCCTGAGGAAATCTCATGTGTGTGCGGCCATTGCTTTCTTTGCGATGGCGAATTCGCGCCATTCCCGACCATCAGTGACTTGATGGGCGGATTTCACCACGATGCAATCTTCCCAGCTCGCACGCCCATAATTGGCAACCTTGCGCATCGCAGTCAGCTCCGCGCCAGTCAATCTCCGCTTGCCCTGGTCCGCGCACCCCAAGGCGTTGCGCCGTGATTCCGCGCATGTGATCTGCGCCGGGCTGAAGTGTTCCGGACATCCCGCCTGGTCGTATCCCCGCTCCGTAAGTTGCTCCGGGGTCAGTGGAATACGGCTCACCGGTGGCGCGACGTAATCCTTACGGTCGCGAACGTACTGCGCGAACTTCCCGCACATGAGGACAGCTCCGGTTGCGAGCAGCATTTCAAGCTGCGCACGTCCGGCGCTAAAGAGGGGTCTATCAACCGCTGGATTGTGGGAGTGTAGGTAGACAGGGGTTTTCTTCATGGATGTGAGACGCCCCGGCTGGCGCGCGCCGAGAAAACGCATGACTACATGTACCGCACTACAGCTAGGGTCCTACTTCTCAGACATCGCCTTAATTGGGGTTAGGATGGCAGGTACTCTGGACGTAATCAAGATGTTGCAACCGATGTTGCAACCGTAGAGGGTTTCTTTCCTCGATGGCGGCGCATAGATTTTCGACTCTCGCGCGTGTGGCAGTCATAGCACCAATGAGACGGCTTGCCGCTGCGGTCCTTTCGGATTGGGAAGTTCTCTACTGGTTGAAGCTCACCGGAGTGCTCACATCCAGGGTGAGTGCAAACTCTTGGATCGTCGCTCATTGGGCCGCTCCGGTCGGCAGCGTAATTCCTTTCCTGCCGAAGAACTTGGTTGCTTCTGCGGTGTCGACTGTTAAGCCAAGCCCTAAGAGGTTGTCGCGTAGGTGAATCAGCGCAAAGCGTAGATAGCGGATTTCGCCACTGCGGTCGGGATTCGCGCGCTTCTGGGCTTCGCGCACAATACGGACGCGACCGGCGTCCATCCAGATCAAACCGTGATCCGGAAAATACTCATCAAGTAAGGCCTCATCGATGATTCCTGGCCGACACAAGAAAAAGCGATAGTCACCCATGTTCGGGACGTTCTCCGCTGTGTACCCTCCGTCCTTGATTTCCTGTTGAGTGAATCTCTTTCCAGGGTAGGTCCACGTCGCGCCTGGTGCCCGATAACAGGTGTATTTCTTCCGGTCATTATGGAAGTCGGCGCGCGATGTTTTGCACTCGATTACGATAGACCCGAGGTGCTTATAGCTGCTCGACCAGCCGATTGCGTCTGGGATCTCCCCGGCAGAGGCGACCTTGGTGAGCACTGGATCGCATCTCCTGTTGCCCCGCAGCCATGCCGCGGCGCGCTCGCAAAGTTGCTTGTGTGAAAGGTTGTCGTTCATCATTGCTCGTCCTCGCGCATCCAGAACACAACCACAAGAAAGGCAATCAGGCACCAAAAGAGTTCACACAGTCGCCGCATCATGCCCTCCATCGCTTTCTCATAGCCTGCTGTTTACCGGGAAGCCTGTCGATGTGGAAGGCCCTCGGCCGGTGCGCGCGTCGTTGAATCTTGCGAGCCGTAACTGCTTCCTCGGATTCCTTGAGCCTCGCCTCGATTCTGGCTCCCTCTCCCAGTAGATCCGCAACCCGTATCTGTTGGCGCATAATCTGCTGTTCGCGGGAAAATGGGTCGGATAGATCAGGGATAAACACCTGTGCTACCTCCACAACCGGAGTCCGCCACCAGGAATTACGCGCTCTCCATGCGTCATCGCTTTTTGGGTCACGCTCGCGTCTTAGCTCTTCGTAGAGATCCATCGCTTACTCCCGCTGGCTATTCGACTTACTGTGTTTCGGTGGGCGTTTATCAGGCGTCCGGCCCGGGTCTGCATCCCTTGGGAATGGTGAAGTGCAGCCTCAACGTACAGGCGCTTGATTTCCGCCATCGCAGCTTTGAGCGGCATGCCGGATTCAGCCAGAGCCGAGATGCCGTCTTTCAGGGATTCAATACGCTCGTTCACTGGGGCTCCTTGCTAAACTCGATCTCTACCACCTGACCTCGGACCATCTTGGTGAGAGTGCGGCCAGCGGATAGCAGGCGGACCTCTTCGGGATCGAGGACGAGTACGAAATCATTTAATGATTCTGTTGGCTTGAAAATCTGCGGGTCAGTTGCGCACTTCGGCCATTGTGAGCAGCCCTGGCCGGTAAATGGTCCATGCGCGAAACACAGACCGCCTACTACCTGCATGCAGTTCACGACTGGCGTAGGCTGCTCCTGACGCTTATCCTTGAATCTAGATTCTTGCTGATGTTCCCAATCGCCTCTCAGCATCACTTCGCTCCTATCCTGAAGATCAGCGATCGCCACACGCGATGCAGATTTCCGTGACTTGCCGGCCGCTTGCTTCTGACCACCTGGTCGGTCGCTTCCATGTACGCGAGAGTCTTCGCAATTTCTTTCAGCCTTGGTCCCAGAGCACCGGTGTTGTGCGTGCTGAAGTGGAAGTGATTGCGCTCCAATTCCGCGTACACATCGTCCGCGCTGAAGAATTCCTTCGCAAGTGCTACCGTCCGCACGCAGGCGCTGATCTCTTCTCGCCATCGCTCATCCGAGTTATCTAGGGCGCGCACCATGCCGGCCTTGGCTTCGGGCTGAAGCGGTTTTGTGAAATCGAATTGGCGCTGCGCGTTCACTCACTTGACCTCGGGAAACTCTCGTATTTGCAGATCCGTTGGCCATTCGGAAGGATCGGCGCCGGCGGTTGCACGGTACAGCAGTGGAACCATATCGTCTGGTACACGACGCGCGTTTCGTGCGCTCAGCAATCGAGTCATCGCCCTGCCGCGCCAGTTGACTTCTGATTCCATGGGGACCGCACCGAGCTGCTTGACGAAGCACGCGACGCCGGCAACTTTGCACTGCTCGACCATGGAGCGAATCCATGCCACGTCGCAGGGGCGCGCGTGGGGACCACTCTCTCCGCCAACAACCCACCAATCGAGATCCGGCATGACAATCCGTGAAAACTCAATCGGTCCGAGTATCGGTTCTGCGCTGACCCATTTGATTGCCGACGGCGTTTGCAGCAGTAGCGGAATAAATTCATCGGCTGATGACTGACCCCAGACGGAGACACCTTCCCAGACGTTCTTCAGCGGCAAATTGACGGCGAGCCATTCGTCGACGTTCTTTGCATGCTCGGGATATAGGATGGCGAACAGGTTCTGCGCACATCCTTCCACGACGGCGCTGCGCCATCCCTCGCCATCCTCGCCATCGAGTCCCGCGTACCACTTCCGGCGCCGTTCGGGTCGCTTCGTCAAAACCTGGAATGTATG